TTCATTGAGGATCATCTGAAGATCGGTTAATGATATCTTCAAATAATTGATCTGTTTCTTTGCTTCACTTTCGTAAAATTTCACCAGTATTTTTTCTTCCATATTTTTTGCAGTTAAAAGATTCACTTCACTTCGTTGATGTCTTTCATTAATTGAATGAAATCGGATTCATCTTTATCCGATTTCTTCTTTGCCTGATCTGACGGATCCTCAATTATTTTCTTTTTACTCGTTTCCTCTGTTTTGGCAATAAGAGCATCAAACTTCTCCGACTGCTTCTCTAAAAGGTTCAAAAGCTTCTCCACTCTGTCTGTTTCGTTACTCATAATCTCAATTTAAATAATTAATATTAAACATAATGATAATTATATGATAACTGTAATTCACCACCTGCCTGATAATCAATGTAATCGATTTATTCTTTACAAATCGTCAAATTTAATCGTTCCGTAATATTAGAAAATTGTTCACGAAACTGCTTATTTTAGTCGTTTTGCATCCGTTTTCTGAGTTTTTGGCGTTAAAAAGATATTTTTGCTATTTATCGCATTTTTGCCTCAGCTTTCAATTGGAGTACATTCAATCATCACCCTCAGGAAAAAATTCTCATTGATTTTCTCAAAAAGATCCGGTATCAATTCAAAGTTAATATAACCACTTCTTAGTGACTTTAATAGATGCCTCTTATCGTCCATCGATAAGGTTACCTTAACTTCACCAAATAACTCAATGTCTCCGGAATGATCCGCAATTCCCCTTGTTAGGTGGTTCAATTCTGTAATATTAAAGGTTCCTGTTTTCAGTCCTTTAATGATGCTCTTTTTGTCATCACTTTTTAAATACTGTTTCATAATCAATCGGTTAATTTGTTAATAATCAGGTCTATTTGGTCATCTGTCAACTGGTTAAAGTCAACGTGCTGACTTATCTCTTTTGGTGCATTAAATCCAAGAAGATTTGAAATGCTGTCAAGTGCTTTTTGTTTGTCGTATAACTCGATTTTCACAAACTCAACATTAACTACATTGGGATCTTCTTTCGTGCCAATATTTTTCCTAACAACCTTTGATGAAATACTTTTAATACAAGCTTTCTGCTCTGCTGTCAGGCTCTCAAAGTCTTTCAACTCGATCCAATTGTTATGCAAGTGAGAAATTGAGGAAAAAGCAATCTTTTTATGTTCCATCAACACCCTCAATGCGGTGATTGATGATGCCTTTTGCATATCGCTTTGCAGTTCCCTAATCTTTGCTTTTACTTCAACATTGTTCAACAACCGGCTACCGTGAGAATAGGCTGTTTTCTCGCTATATCCTGATCTTATAGCTGCTTGTTTGGCGTTTAGGTCTATCACATATTCGTGACAAAATTTGTCCATTCTACTATTCATACTCACCCCCCCCAATTACATTTATTTTCTATTAAACTTTTTTACTTAACGCTATAAGCGTGATTTCTAATAACGATATAATCACTAATAGTTTCGTCTATAATAATTGGATCTTGAAAAGTGTACATTTTGCCAGTCTTTGAAGTCGCTTTAAAACCATTAAATTCCAGGAATGATGACCCAAACTCTGTTTTGTTTTCTTCTCTTATGCGCCCTCCCTCAAACGTCCATTCCTCAGGTGTAAACCAATATCCATCTAATTCCTTAAATACTACGACCGGAATAATATCCAGTCCGAGGTATTTTGCAAGATTGCATCTGTGAGTACCGTCATTTAAGCCTGTCATTTCTGAAGATCTTACCATTTTTTCCTCGCCGTCAACTATAGCATAACCTTCTGTCTTTGTAGGTGGTATCAGCTTGCCCCCTTTTATGAGTATGCCAATCATATCTATATGGGATTGTGAATCACCTATAAAAATATCGCTATAGTAATGTGATGTTAAATCGTACTCCTCAACTCTCAATATCTCGTAATTGAAACAATTTTTCAATGAATCGTAGGATTTCAATTTTTCAAACTGCATCTTTTCAAAATCTGTTTCCCACTTTATCTTCAAACCATTCTTTATAGCCTCTTTACACAATTTGGTTTTCTCGATAAATTCGATTCGGTTTTTTATTTTGTCAATAGAATTCATTGTGCTTTAATTTATATTTTATTTGTAATTCACTGTATACCTGCAGTTATATTAATTAAAATACGGTGTTTCAATGGGTATGAAAGGCAGATCATCATTGCTGCCGTTATCATCCCATATTTTTTTAAATCGATCATCTGTTTGGAAATATACCTTTTCATCTTTTGCGCCCTCCCGGTCTTTTCCTATGATTAGAACGCCCCTGTTCTTCCAACTCCGCCCATTGCTCTCAGTTGCTTCCGGATCATAGTATGATGGCCTGTGTGGGAAAATAACCTTGTCTGCATCCTGTTCAATGTTCCCTGATTCTCTCAGATCAGACAATACAGGTATTTGAATTTTGGTTCCCTTTGGTGGTCTGCTCAATTGAGCCAACAGGATAACAGGCGTTTTTAGTTCTTTAGCTAAGCTTTTCAGTTCTCCAGTGATGTAACCTATCTCCAAATCTCTTGTACCAAATGATTGATTTGTTTTGATCAGCTGCAAATAGTCAATAATCAATAGATCCAGTTGGTCAGTACGATGCAATTTTCTTGCAAGTGATTTGATGCTATTGAGGTACCGGATATGGTAACTATCAGCAATGAAGAGTTTGTTGTTTTCTATTTCCCGGATATTCTCATCAATACAGATCCATTCATCCCTCCCCAACTGGCCAGTTTTCATATCGTAAAGGTTCAATCTCTCATCCTCTGTAAGCATTCGCATAATCAACTGTTCCGCTGTCATTTCAATTGATACGAATAAACAATGCTTCTCCGCTTCCGATGCTGCTTTGGCAAAATGAAGAGCAAACTGGGTCTTACCCATCGATGGCCTTCCACCCAGTATGATCAGATCCGGTGCGCTCCATCCGCCATTCAGACGATCGTCAAGCCCTTTTAACCCAGTGGGGATAGTAACAGCCGCCCCCTGCTCTTTTTTGCCCTGTATGGTGGTCAGGTACTCAATGGTTCGCTTAATGGCTGACTTCATATCCAGATACTCACCTGCTGCACCTCCGAATCTTATTTCCGTGAAGCTTCGTTCTAAATATTCAATTACATCCTGTACATCTTCACTTTCATCGTGTGCTTTTTGGAGAACGTCAAGCGATTGAATGATTAACTTCCTCGCAATAGACTTTTGCCTCAATATTGCAGCGTGATATTCGATGTGTGATGCTGAAGCTATGCAATCTGAAATATCAAATAGATATGCATCGCCTCCGGCTTGTTCCAGCTTTCTTGCTGTTTTTAACTCATCTCGAACGGTAAGTAAATCAACAGGCTTTAGTTTGCGTGTGAGTGATTCTATTGCGGTAAAAATCGCCCGGTTACTAAGATTGTAAAAATCATCTGCGTTTAGGTCAATTCTCTGTACCGCATTGCTTTCTGTGAATAATGCACCCAAAACAGCCCTTTCAAGTTCAGGTGCGTTAGGTGGTACCCGATCTGAAAGTATTTTATATGTCGATGATGTTTGATCCTTTTTCTGCTCCATTACTATTACCATTAAATGATTTATCATTCTTTGCCCAGATTGATAGCCTACGTGATACATCCCAAGTCTTTTGCATCTCATATCGAAGCTTTGTTTTTAGTCGATTAGGCTCACTCCAATACAGAAAAAAATTGCTACACATTTCTTTTCCGTATTTCTCTATGTAGGGCTGAATCGATTCTTTTAAAACAACTTCTTTTTTATATATTTTTTCTTTAATATCATTAACTGTAACTGTATCATTAACTGTTACAGGTTTTTTTGCTTTGGTTTGCTTTTCAAATAAACCATTTGCTTTTTTTGCTTCGGTTTGCTTTTTTCGTGGTCTGCCTCCCAGCTTTCCGGCTTCTGCTCTCTTCTCCCGTATTATTTCATACTTTTGAAGGTCACGATTTAGCTGTAACCGGATTGGTTCAAAAACCATTTCAATGGTGAAATTATTCGGCTCCGGGTTCCTGTCATTCACATATTGCAGAATGTGATAGAGTAGCTCACCTGTATTATTTGTGTTTTCCTCCCGATCTTTGATAATCAGCTTTTCAACAACTGAAATCAAATCAGCGTAAAGGATAAATGCTTTTTTGCTCATACTTTTATCGTTTATGCCTTTATATGTCTCCATCTCTGATACTGTTTACCGCCTCCGGGGCTTTAATTTCAATTCACCTGTAATCACGCTCTCGATTAAAACAATGCTTTTACCCTCGTAAATATTGTTGTGCCGGGTGTGTATCTCACTACTCAGATCATACCGCTCAATCAGCTATCGTTTAATTTCTTCGATCATACCTAATATCAATTTAAAGTATTTACCTATATTTGCTGCCGTTACAAGCCCAACT